AGAGGGTGACGGAACTGACGGCCCCAGCGGCCGCCCTAATCCTGCAAAGGCGCTGGACATCATCGCCAGCCTTGCCGAGTTCGCGGCTCCGAAGCTGTCGCGGGCCGAGGTGACGGGTGAAGGTGGCGGCGACATAAAACAGAGCATCACGGTCACGTTCAAATGAATGTGGAGTTCCCGGACAAGCTGCGGTGCTTGTTCCAGCCGAGTCGCTACAAGTTTCTGAAGGGTGGGCGGGGGTCGGCGAAGTCGTGGTCAGTTGCTCGCGCCCTGCTGATTCAAGGTGTGATGCAGCCTCACCGGGTCTTGTGTACCAGAGAGGTGCAGAAGTCGATTAAGCAGTCTGTCCATCAACTGCTCAAGGATCAGATTCAGGCGCTGGGGCTGTCGGCGTTCTATGAAGTGCTGCAAACCGAGATTCGGGGCGCAAACGGGACGACGTTCCACTTTGCGGGCTTGTCGGATCAGACGGTTGACTCGATCAAGTCGTTTGAGGGCTGCACGCGGGTCTGGATCGAAGAAGGCCAAACGATCACCAAGCGGTCTTGGCAGATCCTGACGCCGACGATCCGGGCGAATGGCTCTGAGATTTGGGTGACATACAACCCGCAGCTAGAGACGGATGAAACCCATCAGCGTGCGGTGGGTGACAGGAAAGACCCGGACACGATCACGGTAGACATCAACTACTTCGACAACCCGTGGTTTCCTGAGGTGCTCGAAAAGGAGCGCCAGCACGCACAAAAGACGCTTCCGAAAGAGGAATACGCGCACATTTGGGAAGGCCGGTGTATGCCTGCCGTTCAGGGCGCGATCTACTTCAATGAAGTGGCGGCGGCTGAGGCTAGTGGCCGAATTGGCCGCTTCCCGTATGACCCGATGCTGAAGGTGCATCGAGTTTGGGATATGGGCTGGAACGACTGCATGGCAATCATCCTGGCCCAGAAGAACGGCTCTGCCGTGACTGTGGTCGGCTACGTGACTGGCACGCACAGGACAACGGCTGACTACATCTCTGAGTTTCGGGGCGACAAGTACCGGGGCTGGAATTGGGGCGCGGACTACCTGCCTCACGACGGATTCGCAAACAACCGGCAGACGGGTAAGGCAGACGCTGACGTTTTGCGTGGTCTTGGCTGCAAGGTTGTCCAGACGCCGAGCATGGAAGTGGAGCAGGGCATTCGTCAGGCTCGATTGATCTTCCCCCGCGTCTACATCGACAAGGAAAACACGGCATCCAACGACCAAGAGCTTCCCGGCTTGGTTGAGTGCCTCAAGCGGTATCGACGCCGCGTGAATCAACAGACAGGAGCGCCAGAAGCGCCGCTGCACGACATACACAGCAACGGGGCCGACGCCTTCCGTTATCTGGCTCTGAACGCAGAGCAGATGACGAACGAGGAATGGGGCGGGGCCTTGAACTACGGAAACATCGGAATCGTATGAACGAGAAGCTACGCCAAGTGCTAGACCACGAGATTGAAAGGTCGGTCACTTGGTCTACGTCCGCCATCCGTTCCGAGCAGGAGCGCAACCTTGCGTATTACCTCGGCTTGCCTATGGGCAACGAGGTTGAGGGTCGCTCGCAGGTTGTGTCGTGGGACGTGTTCGAGGTGGTTGAATCGGCGCTGCCGTCTTTCCTTGAGCCGCTTTTTGGTGGCGACAACATCGCCGAGTTCCAGCCGCGTGGGCCTGAGGACGAGGCTTTCGCAAGCCAGGCAACCGATTACGTCAACTACCTCGTCACCGAGCGCAATGACGGGTTCATGGTGTTTTACACCTGGCTCAAGGATGCGCTGTTGCAAAAGCTGGGCGTGGTTCGGCCTGAGTGGGTCAAGGTTGATCCCGAGCGCACGGAATATGAGGGCCTGACTGCCGAGCAACTGACCATGATGCAGGCAGAGGGCAAGGTGATCGTCGCCGCCTCTGAGCGCATTGCTGACTTCGGTGGGATGCCTGCACCTGTCTATGACGTGACTGTCGAGACGCAGAACCCCGGCAAGCTGTGCATTCGCAACGTCAAGCCGGTTGATTTCATCATCACCAAGGATGCCCGCACGCCGGATGACGCCTATGTGATCGGTGAGATGGTCACTTACACCCGCTCCGAGTTGAAGGAGATGGGTTTCAAGCGTTGGGCTGACGTCTCCGACTACGACTTTTCCACGCTGGTTGATGACCCGTGGGAAGACGACGTGTTTGACGACACGGTTACGGTCGAGCTTGAAGAAGTCCGCTTGTTCAAGGGCTTCGTCCGCTGCGACTGCAACGGCGACGGTGTAGCCGAGTGGCGCGAAGTGCTGGTCGGCGGTGGGCCGGATGACATCCTGCAAGACGATGAGGTCGAAGGGCAAGATTACGCTGTCATTACCCCGATCCCGATTCCACACCGTGTGTATGGCATGGCCTACGCCGACCCGGCTGCGGAAATTCAGCGTCTCAAGACTGGCCTGACTCGCCAGTATGTGGACTCGCTGTATTTGGCGAACCGCCCTGGGACGTACATCAACATGCAAGCGGCTACCTCGAACACCATCGAGGATCTGTTGTCTGACCGCATCGGCAAGATCATTCGCGGCAACGGCCCTGCCAACACCGCGATCACGCCGATTCAAACAACCATCGTTGCCCGTGAATCGCTGGAGGGCATCCAGTTCGCCGACACGATGCGCGAGACGCGCCTCGGCATCACGAAGTACAACCAGGGCCTTGATTCTGAGTCGCTGAACAAGACAGCTACCGGCATCGGCAAGATCATGCAGGCCAGCGAGCAGCGCCTGAAGATGACGCTTCGCATCATGGCTAACACCGGGATCAAGCGGCTGTATCAGATCATTCTCCGCTTGGTGACTCAGCATCAGAACGTGGCCGACGTGGTGCGCCTGCGCAATGAGTGGGTGCCATTCAACCCGGCTGAGTGGTCCGACAAGATGGATTGCAAGATCGTCGTTGGTTCGACCAATGGCGAGCGGATGGAAGAAGTGCAGATGCTTCAACTGTTCGGGCAGTTCATGCAGCAAGCCGTCCCGATGGGTGTGGCGACAAAACAGAACGTCTATGAGTTCGGCAAGCGCCTGGCCCGCGCTGCCAAGCTGATGGGCGCGGATGTGAAGCTGTTGACCGATCCGGCACAGGCGCCGCCCCAGCAGCCTCAGCCGTCCCCCGAGCAGATCAAGGCTCAGATCGAGATGGGCAAGGCTCAGTTTGAGGCGTCAGAAGCCGAGAAGCAACGCCAGCACGATTGGCAGATGAAGCAGCTTGAGGGCCAGCAAGCCGAGCGCCTGAAGCTGTTTGAACTCGCTGCCGGGATGCTGTCGCGCCCGATGGGTGGAAACATCATCGACGGCACGCAGATGGATCAAGCGGGCCAGGTCATTGACCCGGCTCAGATTCAGTTTGCAGCGCAGGCGATCAACCAGCTCGCCAACGATCTACAGCAACCGGGGGCGATGTGATCCTGAACCGCAGGCCATACGCGCCATCCTTCAACGGCCACAGCGGGCAGCACATTGATTGCCCATTGTGTAGGGCTCACCAGCGTTCGGCGTTCGTTTACGCATCGCGTGGGGTGGATGACGCCATCGAAGTGACCCCTAGCGGTTATCGCTGGGTCTTCTTTGTGGATGGCAAGAAGTTGATCGGCCCTCAAGAACTCGTGGAGCACCTGTGAACGAACAGCAGCGATTGCAGATCGTCAAGGCAGAGCACGCCGAGCGGATCATGGGTGATTCGCTTGTGCAGGAGGCTTTGCGAGCCATTCAAGACGCGATCCGTGAGCAGGTGTTCGCCTTGCCCATCGAGGCATCGCAACAGCGCGAGCAACTGTTTCTGATGGACAAGTGCCGTCAGCAGTTCGTCGGCCTGTTTGAGTTGGCGATTCGTGGCGGCGAAGTGACCCGCTATGAGTTGCTGATGGAGCAGAACACCAAAGCGCGACTTGACGCAATCCGTGAACAGACGAGGAACTATGCAGGCTGAACCCAAGAAGCGCGGCCCGATGAGCAAGGCCGACAAAGTGGCGAAGGGCTTGGATGCCGCCTTTGCTGCACTCGCTGTAGCTCCAACCGTGACGTTCACCGAACCAGTCGAAGTGATCGGCCTGCACGAATACATCAAGACCAAGGAGCGCGATGGCTTCGTGTTGGTCGAAGTCTCACACCCTGACGCAGTGGATGGCGACATCTATCAAGGCGTCTACAGCGGAATTCGGCTGAGAAAGGGCGTGCTGTCTGCCAAGTACAGCGACGGCACAACCGAGTAAGCCACAACCCGGCCTGAGCGGTACTCAGGGCGTCAAGTTAGGAACAAGCCAAGGGCTTCGGAGCGATCCGAGGCCCTTTTTCTTTGGCCTCACACCTTGGCGCTT